AACACCACTACTTGAAGCTTGTAAATAATTAGTAGCACCGTTAGTTACTCCACCAAAATCTATAGCTCCAGCGTGAGTAACTTCACCAGAACCGCCTAAGTTTCTCCTTATATTTTCATGTATAGAATTAGTTTCCATACTAGCCCCATCAACAGCATCAACCGTTACTTTTGGTGTAGCTGAAACAGCATATATTACTTTATGTGTCGTTGCCATATTTTATGCCCTTTGTTGTTGTGCAGCTGCTTGAGCCGCCATTGTTCTATTAATCATTATATGTTGTCGCCATATTTTATTATTGTTATTGTTGCGGTAGAAAGCGAAAGCACGTGAAAGGAGGAAAAACATACCTTCGCTTCTACCTTATTTTACCATATCCTATATCGAGCTATTACCTCTCGAATTTCAGATTATTTTACTACGATAATGCTACACCACCAACATTTTCGATAATTGTGCCATTGCCTGCACTATCAAAAAATACAGCAATAAATTCATTAGCTGCATTTAATGTTACTATCGTGTTTGTTCCGTCCCATGTTCCGCTTGTTAGAGTAACTGTATGAGCAGTCGTTCCAGATGCACTAGTATTTTTTACTGTAACTAATTGCCCAGAATAATCTGCGCCTTCCATTCCAGTAATAGCTACTACTACAGATGCATGACTTAACTCGAGGCATCTTACAACCTTACTGTCAATAGCAGCACTTTCTGTATACTCTACTTGATATGCGCTAACATCGGATTGTTTAGCAATTTCGCTATCAGCTTTATTTTGTCCGTATAATGGATTTGCCATAATCTAACTCCTATTAGCTTGCAATCCAGATACCGTGTGCTTCGGGCATTTCTACCTGTAGCGCGGCTTCTGTTTGGATTAAGTCGACCCTGCGGTCAACGCCACTGTTTTCAAGTGTTTGAACACCAACATAAATTGCTGTATCACGATTCAAACCATTACCGACCAATGGACGATAAGCAACATGCTTCATGTTTACAGCAAGCATACCAATATCAGTCCCATCTAAGTGGATGTTACGAGCAACATTCATATCTCCATAAGGAGTAGAAATTACTGTAATATCAACACCAAAGACTTTCTTCTTGCCCATAAGCGACATATCAGCACGACCCATAGAACCGCCAACTGAACCAGCGGCTCCACCTGCAGCTGCAGCAGTGCCATCATACCCGCCAGGTTGTACATTAGCTATGTTGTTAGCAAAGTATCCACTTAACTTATGTAACCAGTTATAAACTGCTGTGCTAACAAAGAATAATGTAGCATTTGAGTTATTATAACGAGGGTCTAAGAAAGCAGACAAATCATCTAAGAATGAATCTTGCGATTTAGTTGCCAATGGAAGGGAGAATTGGTTCCCATAAGATGAGATGTATGAAACAATACCGTCAGTTGTCCATTCAGAACTGCTTGAAGAAGCAGCGCCATTAAACAATAATGATTGCTCAATATCAAACTTATGTTCAATCAGTTTTTCTTTCCATACTCTTGCCCATTCAGACGAATCGTACTTTAGGACTGTTGCCCTTGTAGTATTATCCATTGCCATCGCAGTCTTCCAGATTTGGGTATTTCCATATCCAGTTGAGAAAGGATTGTCTTTCCATGTTTCAGGATAGCCAGAACCTTGTGCAAATGCAGTACCAATAACGTATGAACGCCATTCTTCAAGATTTTCCTGAGAATCGTTTCCATAGTCTTTATCTGTACTATGCTTATATGTCTGGAAGTAGTTAGCTGGAGCTTTAACTAGGCTTACGCTAAGTTTTTTAAGCTCTTCGCTTCCACCGCCAGTTGCATCAGCAACAGCCGTGACTTTATAAACCGCATAATCAGTTACAGCATCTCCAACTGCGGCAGCAGCTGTTGGCACTTTAATTAACTGACCTGGCATATAGAACTCTGGACGAGTCCCAGTTGCACCAATTTCAAAACTAGCACTACCAGCGGTTGAATTATGAACATTACTTATGTTACCAGCGGACTTATAATCACCAGCCATAAATAAGTGTGTTGTCCCAGCTACTATAGCAGCATTTTCAGAAGGTAAAGAACCATCAGCGGATGCACCAAATAAGTAACCAAAACGCTTGTGAAAAGACGGGCGTCTTTCTGTGAATTTAAACTCAGGGTCGTCCGTCGGTTTTTTAGCGAGCTTCGATACAAATCGGAAGAAAGGGTCCTGTGCTATCGCTAGCTCAGATACTCTATCCCCGAAATTGTATTTTCGCCGAAGGTCGCCTGTTTCAAGAGTAGAACCTTGTGAGGCTGCATAACCTTCACTTAACCCTGACTCTAGACTAAAAATATCAGCCATTTTTACTTTCTCCTATTTTAGGAATTATGTATCTGGCTAATAAACTATTATTAGTTATTAACCAAATGCGTTATCTAGTTGTTTGTCAATCCCCAAAATAGCATCGAATAATTTATCTTCTTGTGAAACATCATCACCTACTACATTTCCAGCACTTGCCAATGAAGGCGGTTTCTGCTGTGCTTGCTGCATTTGTTTCGTCACGTCTGCTGAAGCCCGTGAAGCAATATTTTGTTCACGCGCCCCTTTATTTTTCAAATAATAAATATCTTCAAAACTAAGGGATTTAGACTTTGCGTATTCTACAAAATCAGACCATTCTTCTTCTGTCATATTGTGCTTTTGCCTAAACGCGTTTTCTTTACTTTGCTTTTCAGTTTCAGCTCTTTGTGTTTGTAGTGCTTTATTTAATCGTCTTTGGACAAGTCCGTCAACAGACGCTTGGAAAAGCTTTCCACTGTCCGAATCTGGCTGTCTAAACGCCTCATCTGCATCATACACAAAGTCTTCATCAAGACCTAATTGTTCTTTCATGCTTTTTGGAGCTTGACCTCCGCCCTCAAAATAATCCTTTACGTGGCTTATTAATTGAGGGTCTTCTTTCATTGCATTGAGAATCGGCATATACGGTTCAAGCTCTTGCAGTTGCGAATTAAGTCGCTTTGCCTCTTTGCTTGAATCACTATACCGTTTTTGCAGATTTTCAATATCCGCACTTGGTTCTTTTTTAACGGGGGCAGCTTTTTGCTGCGTTGCCTTTTTGCTTGAACCTTCATTGTCAATTATCCCGCCATTGACTTGACTTTCTAATTCACTGAAGAAATCATCTCCAGCATTATTTTCGGGGGCTTCTTGTGAAGCGTTGCCTACTTGTTCATCTATCATTACGGTGTTATCCTTATGTAATATTATTAAGAAGTTACTCTTTATTACTACTACTTGTCAACTGTTTTTTTACTTGCAGTGACAATTCTCTTTTTGCTGCTTCTACTTCGTTTTTCATTACATTGCGAAGTAATTTCTGTTGTGCTTCTGTTTCCAATACTTGACCACGTACTTCAGTATCAGCGTTCTGCACTTTCATCTTTATACCTGCTTGCACTAATTGACGCTCTAACGTCTCAATAGTACCTTCTTTATCCTTGAGGGCTTCTGATAATTGTTGTAGCTGCCCCTGTAATTGTGTGTATAAAGACTTTCTTTCTAACAATTGTTCTTTATTCCTTATATCAGTCTCAGCCACCATAGCAACATCATCAATAAGACCTGCCTGGAACCATTTAAAGTACTCATCAATAAGTGCCCACCTGTTTACGGGCATCGTTGAACCAGCAACAAATCTAATATCAAGTGCAGCATTATTATAATCATTATACCTTCCAATCACCTCACCATAATCATTATAAATAGGAATGTTAATACGACTCTCCCTTACTTCATCCTGTCCTGCTTCTGGCTGTACTAACCGAAATACTTTATCAATTGCATAATGTCGTTGTGCTATTTTCCTATGCACTTGCCCAATATGTTCTAGCGCAGGTTCTACTATCGAAATCATCCACGCCCTTAATCGGCGTGTACCAAATTCATCATTCGCAAGTAGCCCACGATATGTTTCTGCTTGGTCTTGCACAAAACCCATCATTGCAGAAGGAATACCCGCGATATATTCCATATCTGATTTACCCTCTTGTACAACCGTATAGAAGGCATTATTAATAGGTGCTGGTAAAATATGTGTAGGTGGATTAAACCCCTGCCTGTACTTTAGCAAAGCACCAGGGGAACTACTATACTGTTCCCAATCTTCCTCTGGGATACTACCTTCTTCATACTGCCACCTTAAATTACTTGCAAGGTTGGCGTTATGCAACATAACTTGGTGTGCTTTATTTATTTCTTGCTGTTTCCCTATTAAAGGCATAACGGCAGACATTGGACACGGCGTTCCTGTATACAAATAAGGGATAGGAATAATAGGATATTCGTCAATTGGTAATTCATACTCATATAAAAATGTAGCATCACCAACAGAAACAACTACTTTTATTCTTGTTTTATGGAATTTAACGCTACTAACAATATTCCGAGCATACTCTTCTGATTTTATTCTTGCATTAAATTCTTCTTCTCTTAAAACATGCTGTTCTGTTCTTGTCGCAGCGTCTTGAGCCACTGACATCAACTCTTGCTGTTTCTCTTGAATAGCCTGCTCTGCCATCTGTTGGGCTTTCTGCATTTCCAATTTTGCCCTATCCTCAATTATTTCGCCAGCTTGCAGTGCTTGTTGCAATTGCATTTCTTTTTCTTTTAAACCCACTTGTACTTCAGCGGTAAATTCTTGCATTTGCACATTAACGGCTTCTTTTATTCGCTGACGTTCTTCTTCTGTTGGCTTTATTTGCAAAGTAGCATTAACAAATGGGACTTTTATTTTCATATAATTTTCATAATAGGCTAAAATATCGTCCTGCTCTCCCTCAACAGTAACTGCCAACCCCAGCATATCATCTTGCTGAATGCTGTTTGACATATCCGTATCTCTTTGTGAATACCCTTCGTCGCCATTGGTATGCCCACCTGTTGCTTTATTTACTTTCCTACTAAATTGTGGGAATAAGCGCTTTAACTGTGAACGTGTCAAATTCTTTTTAATAACAATATACGAAGCATCCCGCAGAAGAAAATCTTTACTGGCAGGGTCAACATAAACATCATACGGGTCTATTTTCTTAAATACAACTTCCCCTTTTCCATCATCCATGTCTTGGTCTACGTCAATATGAATATACCCAACTGACTTTACTAAACTATCAAGGATAACTTGTGCATAAATACTATCCCCGTTACTAATATACCAACAATAGTCAGCAACATCACTATGTATTTGCGCCAAATCAACATCACTGCCATCAACACCAACCGCTTTCCAGCGTGGAGAATTAGCAGTTGCAAAATATTTCATTATCTCAATAATGGGTAAAATACGATTAATATTAAAAGACGGCATTCCCGCCTCATCTAAATCATTTAATTCTTTCTTTGTTAGCTGGTCGTCTAAATAAAAATCATATCCTTTTTGGGATTTAGAACGCCACTTCATGCGAATAGCGTTATTTGCCCTATCCCATAATTGCTTGTTTTGCGAACCCTTGTTTTTTCTTGCCATTTTTAAAACCTTTTTGTTAATTGTATCCCATAGGCAGGTTTTGTTTTATACTCCAGCCTATTTGTATGTCTGTTATAATCTGCCGTCGTTTTTGCATTATACTTCCCAATTACTATCCCCTGCGTTGGAGAAAAACTTTGACGTTGTATCATATCTACTAACTGCGCCACCTTGCTACTATGTGGAAAACTTGACTTAGAATACCCACCAACAACAGCGGCTCCAGCCGTTAAGGTAGGGTGTTCTTTTATTTTCTTTAATTGTGGCATTTGCTTTTCCAGCTTTAATGCAGTGTGCATCGCCTTTCCAACATTTGCCCACAATTTGTCTTTATTGTTTTCCATGTTATGCAACTATCCAAGATTTTGCTGTACGTTTTGGCTTTACCCATTCCCTTTTCTTACCATCTTCTTGCTTTTTCTCCTTCATATTAACAGGAAACGCATGCAAAAGCGCGTAGAAAAGTGTCTCTATGGTGTCATCATGTGCCATTTTAGGTCCGAATGTAACAATTTCGTGCATTAAATCAAACATGTTTTCGCGAATAAAAACATTTCCTGACGAAAACCTGCCTGATAAGCCTGAATAAATTTTATTTCTTTTCTCTCTCCCGCCTGGTTTCTCTGGAATAACGGCGATATTAAATTTATTCTCAATACGTCTTCTTTCGTTAAGAGATTGGAATACGCTACGGTTCATTGCAACATCTTCAACCGTGCTAGAAATACAGTTATACTTTTGGTGCATTTCCATAATATAGTCAACAACTCCTTTTTTACCAACAATATTATCGCTACTATCTCTTGCACCAACAGTTGGAATAGCCCTATGTCTTTCATATTCTAATACATACGCTTTATTATTTGGGTCTACCGCAACCGCCATGATGACACTATAATCACTAGTTTTCGTATTAATGTCGGTAGCTGGGTCACACCCCACAAAGCAATTAACAGGGACCCTGTCACCACTAATGTTAAGGTAGTTAATATCTCCTTCCCTTTCGTAATAACCCTCCCAATTTTTAACATACTTCCTTCCCCATACTGCCTCTTCTTCATTTTGGACTTCAAGCTCATACTCTTGATAATAGCCATGTATCCTACCTGCTTGTTCATATTCTCGTTTTATCCTATTTAATTTCTCTCTTGGGTAATATGTATGCCACAACACCCCGCCTTTTAAAGTAGGTTGTGTTGCTTTATACGTTATAACATCCCAAGTATATTCTTGTTTATTTTTTGCTTTTAAATACCCATCAAGTATATTCTGACAAAGTGAATCGTAGTGTACGGGTGTTCCAGCAAATATCAACCTACCCTCAACATCAAGGGCGGGTTTAATGCCATTATACACAATGTTTTTTATTTTCTCACGAGCATCAAGCGTAACAGTGTTTGTTTCTGACTCTGTATCATCAAGCGCAACAATATCGTATCTTTTACCCAAGTAATTTTCACCACGAACACTTGATAAGTTACTACGTGAAATAAGTTTTGCCCTTGTCGATGTTACAATATCTGTTTCTGTCCACTTATCACCAACAACATTACCAAAGTAATACCGTATCATCTCATTCTCTTGGAAGTGTTGCTTAATATATTGCAAGTTGAGAACGGATTTTCTGTGGTTGTCACTAACCCACGCCATAAACATCAACTCATTCGGGTCTTTAAATAATATTTTATGCATCAAGAAGGTTTTAAACAATTGTGTTTTCCCAGAACCTCGAGGCAAAATAAGAGCAAGTGAACGGATAGTATTATCAATAAGAGCATCTGCTATTTCATAGTGGAACAACGGTGATTCGCTTTTCCCAAAATCCCCTGGGAGAAACAGCTTACCAAAAGCAATCAAGTCATGGTAAGCTAATTGTAATGCTTTCTCAGCTTCATTAATATTTTTACTATTTATATTCACTTAACAAAAAATTTCCTATTTTTTGATGAGATTTTGTCCCCTCTTTCACCACACCCCTTACAGAACTACTAATTATTTCTCCAGTAAATGGCTGTTTATACCCCTTAATTACCCATCCGACAGGCATTTCACCAGGCTTAAAATCATGCTTAAATAACCCATCCTTACCAATTACTTTATTTATTTGATTAGGACCCTTTTTTATTGATACGGCTAATCCCTCTGGGAGAACACCCTCAAAAGGCAACCATTTACCCGCACTGTTTATAGTTGGTTCTCCTCTCCCAGTTGACCTATAAAAAGGTTGGAAAAATTCATCACCAGTATCTAAATTCTTTATTTTAACAATTTTTGCAGGACGCTTTCCATTGACATTTTTTGTAATGATTGCGTCCATTATTTCTTCAAGTTCCCACTCAGTTTTTTTAGGAAATTTCTTATTTAACGCTTCTAATATATTCTTACGATTTATAGATATATCTATTGTTTCACCTGAAGCGGAAACAGCATATTTACCAGCTTTACCATCAATTGTTCCTAAATATTTATAATTACCAGTTGTCCCAATCTTTTCTAATATATTATTTATTACAGATTCACGCGTTGACCCATTTAATAACCTTGAGTCAGATAACACCCCAAGTCCTTTCTTAAACCTACGAGCAGTCGCAGCAATCCCCAGAAAAGGTATAATAGCTATAGCTGACCACAATGCATTCTTCCAATCTTTATCTTTTAAATAAAGAGCTGTATCTGCTATATCTGCTGCCATTCCAGTGGGACCAGGTGTCATACCAGCTATCATTAAAGAATCATGTATGTCATCTTTGCTAATTTTATTATTATTTTTAAATGCTTTCTTAAAATCAACATTTGTTTTATCAGTGGCAGCTGTTTGCATGGTATCAAATATATCAAACTTCTTACCACCTTCTTTTAATTTATCTGTCATAAAAATGTCCCATTTGTCTTCTTGATTAAATATTTAACAAAATCATTACTTTCTTCGTAAAATCTACAACCAACATCCACTATCTTTGGTGGTACGTCTTTCTTTGCCTCACCTAGTATTTCAAAGTATTTACAATTACCCAACAGGTTTTGTCCCCCCGCTTGGTGATATTGGCACGTCCAACACGTCTTGGTGATGCTGGCATGTCCACCTTCGCGCTCATTTAAAGTAAACATCAGTGCCTATTATTGTCCATTTCTTATCCCCTATTGACTCATGCAGATAATCCAATTCCACTGTCTCTGGTGTTGGGTATTTTATCTCACAATCACTATCTTTTTCATCATAAACGCCAGTATGCCCCCACCCATTAGTATTATAATTCCTATAGCCATCTTGACCAGTATCATAATATATAGGTTCCCCACAATTTTTACAATTATAATATTTCATTTTTACTCCTTTTCCTCTTCTTTTTTATGCTCTTCTTCTTTCTTTTTAATAAATTCTTTAAACTTACTAACATCATCATTCATTTCCATATAAAAATGCAATGCTTGTTCAACGCCACGTAGGTTTTGTATTACCATTTCAATGCCTTTATACATATCAAGTATTCTATCCCTGTACCAATTTTTAGGTAAATTACGCTTCGACATTCATTACCTCTATGCTGTTATCCGTTATATTAGTTGCTTCAGGGCTATATACTAACTCAGGAACTTCTAGCTTATTTATTAAATAAACTAGCTCTTTTACTCCCTCAATAGTATGCGCATCCCATACTAAATAACCTTCTGTTTTCTGCAAACCACCTGCTATTTGTTTTATTTGTAAAATAGATTCACCTAGCGTCATTTCTTTTTCTTCCCTTCTTTTTCTTCTTTTAACATACCCTCAAGAACAATAATAGCACCCATTATTTGCTGGTACATTTGTTCTACTTTTATTAGCTCTTCTCTTAGCAATTTAACCTTCTCTTGTATTTTCTTCGTCATTAATAACTTCTCCTGTTATTTGTTGCCTGCCAACAACAGCACCCTCAAGTTGGTCAGGAGAAAAGCCTTTAAACACTCCCAATACACCAACTTCTCTTTTCGTTTGCTTTTGCGACGTTCCTATTATTTTACCCAACTCTTTTGTTGACTGCAAAATAATGTTATCATCCTCACCTTCATCAGCAAGAAATTTTAATTTTCCCAGTACATAGCTGTGGTCGATACCTAATTGCTTTGCTATATCAACGACAGACTTCTCTATCTCTTCCATTATCCTCTCCTGTGCCAATAGCGCTATTGCTTTTGTTTTTGCTTTGTTAAAATCTTCAATATTATAAACAGACTGTGCCGCCGCAACTGCATCTTTACCAACAATAACTTGCGTTGTAAACAGTTTTTCTTTTTGCGTAATATTTTTACGTTTTTTAAAATTGTCATTACTGTATTTTAATGTTTTACTAAATGTATACCTATTCGGGTGCTGTGTAAAATCAGTATCCATGTACGTACTATCATTAATAAGGAAAGTACCAACAACTGTTCTTACCCACCCTTTATGTGCCTTCCAATTCTTCCTATCATGTGGGTGTTTAATATTACCAAACTTTAGTATTTGTACAACACCACCATCATCTGCCTCTACCCACTGCCCTTCTTTAATAGCATCTTTCCAATAACAAACATCTTCTCTATCACCGCCTTTAATAACAAATTCTTCAACACTATCATACACGAAATGCTCAACTTGCTTTATTTTTTTCGAGAGCGCCAATATGTATTCTCCTCTACTAATGCCTCTATTAACTTGACAACTTCAATAGCAACTGGGTACATTTTATTATTTATTTCAACAACAGCCTCTTTACTGCTATCCGCCCACGCATGTAACGTCGCAGCCTGCTCCTCAATTGTCATGTTTTTTAATACAGTTATTTCTTCTGCCACAATTATTTATGCACTTTCTTTAAAAA